TAAATCTGCGGTAAGGGTAGGCGCACAAGCGGCTGCACAAGTGTTTCACGATCAGGCAAAAGCAAATGTAGACCCAAGCGGGAAAGGCCACTGGTTTCATGGAACAAGCTTCAAAAAGACCGGACAGAAATACTGGTTTGAATCCGGGACTTTAAGAGACTCTATCTATCAAAAATTTAGCGAAGATAACAGCGGGCCAGGTCTCGCTACCTATCACGTAGCCTGGAACCATAAAAAATGTCCCTACGGTTTCATGGTTGAGTTTGGCACTAGCCGGGCAGCCGCGCACCCTTTCCTTCGCCCAGCTTACGAAGCATCAAAGCAGCAAGCCTATGCGCAAGCCGTTGACAAGATGCGGGCCTTTTTGGCTAGCGGGCAGTAATAAAAATGATAGAGCAAGCTGTTTACGACCGATTAAAAGTCTTATGTGACGGACGTGTTTGGGCGGATATTGCTAAGGCTGGAACCGCTAAACCTTGCATCACTTATCAGCAGGTAGGCGGGGAGGTTGTGCAGTTTACAGACCAAACCTTATCTGACGTGCGTCACGCGCGGATCATGATTAAAGTTTGGGCAGATAAACGTATTACAGCCTCAAATTTAGCAGCGCAAATTGAAGAATTACTAGTAACACATCCTGACATGCAGGTGGTCGCTATAGGCACTTTTATAAGCGACTACGAAGAAGACACAAAGCTTTATGGAACGCGGCAAGACTTTTCTTGCTGGTTAAAAAAATAGCGGCTTAATCGCCCTCCCTAACTCCCGCCAATCTCGGCGGGATTTTTTTTGCCCGTAAGGGCGCAACAGACCCAGATACAACATCCTCGCGGTTTGCGTACAAATGCCCTACGGTCAAAAGGATCGCGGCCTTGATAACGTCGTTAACAATAATGCCGTCCGTATCCTCATCCATATCTAATAGATCTATATAAATAGCGCGGCCCAGAAAGTCGCTAGACTGCTTTTCAGCCGCGCCTAAATACAGGGTTATCAGCGTATCTTCGTCCGCCGTGTCTACGCGCAGGTGTGCCTTTACCAGGGCGAGGTCGATTAACATTTATTTAGTCTTGCGGACAGGCTCAGCGGGTTTTTCAACGGGCGCAAAATAACCGAGGATTAAAGGCGATGCGGCTTGTGTTTTACTAGCATCCACCGTCTCACCTTTTTTAATTCTGCCCAATTCGTCATGGGTAAATGTCACTAGCGCTGTGTATTTCATGTGTTTTCTCCAAAAAAGGCCGGGGGTTTAAGCCCGGCCCTTTAGACTTAGGCCGTGATAGCACCGGCAAGGATTGAACCGGGGACGCGTGTTTCAAGCCCCAGGCGGCATTCGCCACGGATAGTGACTAGGTTTTTAGTAAAGTCATCGTTTACATAACCCATTTCAATAACGGCTGAATTGCGGTTATAAATCATTGTGCTGGTGCGCAAAGCGGCCACAATAAACGAACCTACAGGCACATGATTAGAGATCACAATTTGCAAGCCAAAAGGATTCATGCCTGCAGTGGTGCCGGCCATACCGTACAAGTACAAGCCTGCGCCTGCGCTCTCTCGTGCTCGCTCCATTGCGCCCCAGTCGGCAGGGTTAACAATGACAGAATCAGGCATATTGCCAGTAGCCCACATTGCATACTTTGCACGATTGATAGCGTCAATTAATAAGTCGCCTGCAACTGGTGTGTAGGCCACAAAGTTACCGCTGTCTGTTAAACCGCTTAACTGTGGGCTGGTACCATTACCGACAATCAATTGAGCGTCAATTTTTTGAGCCAAACCGTCACGTAAGCGAGTATCAATGTAAGCAGTAATGGCCGGTGCATCTTCCATTAATTGCTTGCTGATTTTGATAAAATGCGCAACTGTTTGAACTGGCACATCGTACTGCTCAAAAGTCAAAACTGATTCAGGCTTAGCGGCTGCTTGTGCTGTTTCGGCTGCGTTATTGGTCCATGCTAATTCACGTAATGACTGAACACTGTTAGATGAAACAGGAATGCTAGTAATAGCGTTACGAACAGTTAAAGGCGCAAACGAACCAGGAATTACACCGGCCATTTGAGTGGGGAAAGTGGTGCCAGTGCCTGATAAAACAGTGTTTTTAATTTCTAATCGGGCGTTGCTTGACTTACCTTCAATGAATGACTTATAAGCGTCTGATTCAACGAATTGTGCTGAAACTGATTTTGTATTGGTCACACCAGTTGGTAATTGGGCGTGTTTTTGAGCAAGCTCTTGCATTTGCAAAGAAAGCTCTTTGAACTTCTCTGACATTGCTTTAACTTCACCTTTTACCTCGGTATCGGTGTTGCCTTTTTCTTTGAGTTGGCCCTCGAATTTTTCGATTGCTGACTCTAACTTTTTTTCTTGGGCTTTCAAGCCCGCTTCGATGATGTCTTTCAATTCCATTTTTTAGACCTTGTTAAATGACTTAAATAATTGTGCAATTTCTTGCGCTTCCTTTTTGCCATTATCAAAATCGCTTTGAATGACTGCTTTAATACGTGACACTACTGCACACGCCTCAAGCCTACTTAGCCCCGCTGAATCTCTCAACGTTGCTTCAATTTCTCGAATACTTTTTGCTTGTTCAATTGCTGACTTGATACTGCTAACAGTTGCGTTAATGTCTGCAGGCTCTTCCACAATTGAGATTTCTACTAGCTCAATATCTTTTAATAATCTTGTACCGTTAGGGTTTTCTACTGCACTTTTGGCAATGTAACCAATTGATAAGCCATCTACTGCACCATGCTTTAAACTTGCATAAGTGTCGATTGCTTTTGAATGTCCAGGTGTTAATTCGCCTTCAACAAATAAACCCGTTTTGTCGGTTGTCATTCTTAACCACTTACCAATAACAGGGCCGTAATGATTCCAACGCATACGAACCGGCCTTACACGATCTTTGAGCGTTAAATCATACGCATTAGGGTCAATGGTATCGCCATAAGAATCGACCTGTCCAAAGACGCTAGCGTAACCTGAAAAAGTCATGCCTTCGCCCACAAACTTTAAATCTAACTTTTGTAAATCTAGTTTTTTAAATGCCAAACTCATTTTTTGTTACCTTTATAAATTAAATCCATGTCGGGCTTTTCCGGATGCTCTGGCCCGTGGTCATTTTCATTTTCATTTTCTGCAATTGGCATCATTGCGCCTTGCATGTAAAGCTGATCGCCACCATCTTTTGGCTCTAAATTTTCTAATTTTCGTGCTTCATTGGGTGTCATGACGCCCGATGCAATGGCAACTCTGTAAGCCTCAAAACGGCTTTTTAAACTGGCTCGTAATAGAGCGTCAAAATCAAACTCAAACTCTATACTGTCACGCTCAACTAGTGATGCTAAATGTACCTTCATAGACTGCTCGACTTTTTCAAGCAGTGGCCTCATTGTCAGCTTGTAAAAGCCGTCCATGATCTGCTCAATGCCTGTGCCCCACGTGCTGGTACCATTGTTATCGTTAACCATGACTGACGGCACACCGTACCACCTGCAGATCTCTGCAATTTGAAACTTGCGACTAGCCAATAATTCAATATCTTGTGGGCTTAATGATACTTGGTTAAATTTAAAACCACCCTCTAAAACTAAAAGCCTGTCGCTGGTTGAGCTAGTCAAATCGCTAAAACTAGCTCTTACTTCGGCTCTTTGCGAAGCAGTCAAAAACTTGTCAACTGTCAAAACTCCTGACGGCTTGGCACCATTAGAATAAATTTTTGTTACGGCTGATTCAGCAGCTTGAGCAATACCTAAACTGTTTCGCTGATATGCCAATGGACTCATTCCAATAGTACCGCTACCCATCAGTTTTAGGTGCCAAACTCGAGCACTGCTTAGCACCGCTAAACTGCCGTTGTCTTGGATATATTGATACACAATCTCGCCATCGCTTAGCATTTCTACAGTGACCTGCGAACTCATGATGGGCAATAAGCTAACAATTCTGTCGCCTAGTTTATCAACAAGCACATAAGCATTGCCATGCACAATAAGATTCAAAAATACTGTTTCAAAAAACTCATTTTTAGTTTGATAACGATTGACTTTACCGTTAAACAATTGTGTTAAAGCATGGTTTTTTGCTTCTTTTCTACCGTCA